TTTTAACAATAATTTAAAGCATTATCTCATAAACTTACGGCAATAAAAAGAAATAAAAAGCAAGTAATAGCAAAGACTTTTTAGCTGATTTTTGGCTGATCGCCTTTAAAAAAAGCGGCTAAAAATATAAAAATAGTCAGCCAAAGGGGTATAAAATGCCTAAACTATCACGCCAACTCACGATCACGCAGTTTAAAAATCTCAAAGCAAAAGAGAAGCCATATTTTGTCAGCGATGGCGATAATTTGCTAATTAAAATAATGCCAAACGGCACAAAATTTTTTATATATGAGTTTCGAGAAAATAGCAAGCGCCACCGCCTAACACTGGGCAAATATGATGGAATAAGCCTAAGTGAGGCAAGGAATAAAAGAAACGAGCTAAGATTAAAACTCAATCAAGGCGAGAGCCTAACGCAAACAGCAGAAAAAACAAAATTTAAAGCAGTATTTGAAGCGTGGTATAAAACAAAGGGGAAATTGAGTGAAAAACAGCAGTTTTGGATGAAAAGGCGGTTTGAAACGTTATTATTGCCAAAACTTGGCGAAATGGATATAAAAGAGATAAGCAGAAGAGACATAATATTCGCCATTAGCCCACTACTAGAGGATGAAAAACTAGAAACAGCCGATAGAGTGCTAAGTATATTAAACGGCTTTTTCAAATATGCTCTATTGCACGAGTATGTTGATCACAACATAATAGCGGATATTGACAAAAAGACACTACTAGGGCGTAGAGAAGTGAAACATTTTGCATACTTAAAAAATGATGATGAAATAAGAGCCGTATTAATGGCGATAAGAGATTATTTTGGAGATATAAGAGTAAAAACGTGTGCGGTTTTTCAATTATACACCGCAGTAAGAGGGCAGAACGCCAGAAATGCCAAATGGTCGCAGATAGATTTTGAAAATTGCGTTTGGCATATCCCAGCAAGTGAGATGAAAACGGCAAAGCCTCACGATGTATTTTTATCTCAAAGTGTGATCACCTTGTTAAAAACATATCGTGAGCGCCTGCCATTAAAAAGTGAGTTAATTTTTCCGTCCATAAAATCAAATGTTGCCCCACTAAGTGACAATACTATCCGCATAATGCTTAGAAATCTAGGCTTTAACAAAGAGATGGTAACACCGCACGGCTTTAGGGCTACATTCAGCACGGTCGCCAACGAAAACATAGATAAGCACGGCTGTAATAGTGATGTTATTGAGCTTTGCCTCGCGCACGTTGAGAACAACAAGGTTAAAGACGCATACAACCACGCCAAAAATTTAAAAGCAAGGGCGAAGCTTATGCAGTGGTGGAGCGATTATTTAGATAGCTTGGGCGGCTTTGCCTGATTTGTAGGCACGGATAGATTTTAGAGAATAATAAATTACTCTAGAGTTTATTTTATTAGCGATTATTGCGCCTTGTTTTACTTTATCATAGAGTGATCGTGCAGATATGCCTAACTCTTTCAAGGCTTCATCACGTGTAATAAATGTATCGCTCATTTCCTCTCCTTAATGTAATCTTTCAAATCTCGCAGAGCGTGCCGTAAATAGCGGACGTCGCATTTAAAGAGCAAACCTTGTATTTGCTCGACTAATTTTGTTTTTTCATTGTGTGCCTCACAAAACGCCTCTAGACTTGCAAGGGCTGATAAATGCTTATCTCTTTCTGGGCTACTCATTTGTTCTTTCTCCTCTCTTTTTCTAAACTAGGTTTGCTTCTCCAAGCCCACCATTCCATTCCGTCATACTCTTCACGTTCTAACCAGTCAGGAGTATCTTTAAAGGTTATCCAACCTCTCCAATACTGGCAGCCATAGCCACTATCATAGGTAAGCTCACTTTTTGTTACTACGTCCCATTTGATTTCATCACTCCCCATATAAGTTGGGTTCTCTGATAAAGACCAGTCTCTTACATATTCAAGCTTATACTCAGCTACTTTGTGCTCTCCTATACGCTCCAGTGTCTCTTGTTTAAAGTTAGTCATTTAATCCTCCATCATTCCTAGAGTAGTTTCTATAACCATATTCTTTATAAACTTTCTTGGATTTTCTAGAAAACGTTTAAAGTTAAATAGAATAAGGATAGGTAAAGCTATGTATAACATATATACAAAGAGTAGACCTGCACCTATGTAATTACAACCTTTACCTAGATACTTAAAACTGTAAATAATCACTGTTCCTATAAAGGCTATAATGCCTAAGACAACCCACGTAAATGTATTATTTGAGTTTCCCATTAGTTCTCCTTTCTTACTTGAGTAATTCTTTATTCTCGTAGATGTTGCCTATAACTTCAAACATTTCTATGATAGGTGTTTTCCTTGTTTCTGATGCTGGAGTATTAAAGGGTAATAGCTCGCCGTTAGGATACTTCACGCAATAGCAGCCCTCTTTGAAAACAACTTCTCCACAAGGCTCTTCCTGAGTAGTATCTACCCATTCTCCATCATAGTTCTGATAACCTGTTGGGTTTGGGATTGCAAAACGCACTATATACCCTTCGTAAATCTCATTACCGTCAATGTCGTAGTGTCCAGTAAACTCTAATAGTTCGATCTTATACTTAGGATAAAGATCAAGAACAAGATCAGTATTTCCATAGTATTCTGGCAAGACATCTTTCATTGGTACGGCAACAGATTCTATAAGCCCTTGCTCATCGAAAGCTATATTTGTTATTCTAAACACTTTTTCATAGCTTGGGTAATAGAGTTTATATTTAATCTTTCTCATTTACTATCCTTTAATTTTTTGTATGCTTCAAGTAGCCTTTCTCGCTCATCTTGTTTGAGGTAAAAGTAATCGTAAAGCGAAAAATTTATCCAAGTTGGCTGGATGTCAAATTTTAAAAGTAATTTATTGAGACGCTGCAGAATTTTGTAGTCGTCTTTTTTAAATTCCCAATTGTGGCTCAAAAACCACTCTAAAAGCTCCATTAGTTTTTCTTTGTCTGTTTTTTGCCAAAACACTATCAATCCTTTCAAATATTCTCAATATAAAAATAAGCCAGCGTTTGGCTATCCTCTGCCTCGTCTAATTCAGAAGTCTTTAGGTCTTCCCACTCATCTGTTTCTCCGTCTGTTTCAGAGTACTGAATAGTTGATCCTTTCTCCATAGCTTCTAGTATTTTTATTTTTTCTTTTAATGTATTCATTATTATTCCCCGTTTAGGTATCTACCTTTTAATATTTGTAGCACGTCTTGCTTTGAAAATTTAGAGCTAGGGTTTAGCTCGATTTTACTAAGCCAGTAGCGATCTAGTTTTTCGCCATAGTATTTATATGCCTCAGTGCTAGTTGCAAAAGGCTCGTAGGGGCTCTAGCTCATCAAATACCCAAACGCCATTTTCCATACGTTGGCTTTCTTGCTGTCGCACCATTGCTTCGCCGTAGGTCATTTGCCTCTCCCCTTAAATTTTACAAAAACAGTCTTTCAGCGGTTCGTCACTGAAGTCAAACAGCCCGCCTTGCTTGTCGGCTTTTTTGAATTCTTTTTCCATGTCCGCACAGGTGCGCTGGCGGCTAAACCAGTGTTTGTTTTGGATTTTTTCGCCTTGAGTCTCAAGCTGAAAAAGTTTTGTCTCGATCTGCTTCATATACTCCCAATCTTTGGGAAAATGTTTCCAGACTTGAAAAAAGCTTCTATCGCTTTGAGCCGGGCAAAAACTGCACCCCGTACGCGTGAAATATCTATATAGTGGATTTTCCATTTCGCGCTCTTTTAAATACGCCGCGCAGTCCGTTTCGCTCATAGAAAAGTCATCAATGAGCGGATAAAGAAACTCGTCGCCCGCCATTTTTCTATGAATTTCAGACGTCGTAAAACCTATGTAAATTTTGTATTCGGTTATGCCTTGCTCTTTTAGCCAGCGCTCAAACGGGCGTGTTTTGGCGTCCCGTCTCCATGTGCAAAAACCCATAGCCTGAGGCGCGGGTAGCCCTCTGATCAGCCCCTCGTTTTCGCCTTTTGAAATTTTGCCAAATACGCTATTCTCAAAGCTGGCCTCGGGTTTGAGTATGATAACCTCTTTACCGTATCGCGCTTTGAAATATTCGCCCAATCGCTCGACGTAGCGATACATCAATTCAAACTCGTGAAGCGTATCCTTGAATACGATATAGTCCAGCGAGCGGCCGTGGCGTAAGAGCATATCGACCATCGCCGTGCTGTCTTTGCCGCCTGAGAGTGTTGCTATGTATTTCATTTCCCTTTCCTCACTACGTCCTCGCTGTTGTCTAGCCAGTGTATCGTCGGCACGCCTTTGTGCCTAGTGTCGAAAAAATACCAAGCATATACCATCATCCCCGTTTCGTATTTGCCGTCTGGGCGTATCTGGGCGGAGAGCAAAGGGTAGCGCGCGAAAACATAAAACTTTTTCTAAAATCTCACGCGAATAAATCTCGTCTAGCCGCTCTTTGCCGTGTAGATAGTTTAGCGGTAGCAAAAAAGCAAATCTAGGCGCGACTTCGCAAGCTTTTAAGATAAACTCTTTGGCTAGACTAAAAGGCGGGTTTGTAACAATCGCGTCGAATTTACGCGTTTCGGCTAGAAAATCTTTGCCGTCTAGCAGCAAATCGTAAGTCGTAACGTCATCGTAGCCAGCCTCTTTTAAAATCACCGTTATAGCCCCCGCACCGCAAGCAGGCTCTAGTATGCGCCCCTTAAATTTTTCAACCTCTAAGAGCCTCCGCGTGATGCTATACGGCGTTTGGTAGAAGTCGCTTTTTGATCGGCTTTTGTTCGTATTGCCGCTGAAGTTTTTGCCCATTTCCGCCCTCTTAAAACGGTATCATTTCGTCGTTGTCGTATTTGCCGGCATCAATATCTACTTCATCATCTATGGTGGTGTTAGCTTGTGGCGTGTGGGAGTTATTATTCCTCTTTGGTGCGCTCCACGTAGCTTCAAACATTAACCCATTAGGTTCTTTTGGAGTAAATAACGCTAAATAAACACGTCCGCCAGCTACTAGAGGCGTTTCAATATGCCCTTTAAAATAATTTATCTTTCCGTCATTGCTAACCGCATTCCAAATTCCGCCTATAATCTGCCTTGCTCCCTCGTAATTTTTAGGCTTAAAGAGCACTATTTTATATATTGGGGCGTTTTGATTTTTAGTTAGCTCGTCATCAGGAGTTGGGATCAGCCCACACTCAATAGGGCGTAAAAAGGGGATATTTATCATACCCCCTATAAATTTTACTTCTTTGCCGTCTTGAGCTTTGAAAGTTTGATTTTTAAAATAGCCTATATTCATTAGTTATCCTTTAAATTTTCTATTAAAGTATCTATACTACTTGGGTCGTTTAGATACCTCTGGGCATCATAAAGACTTAATCTCTCAACTAATTTTTCAGCCTCTGTTTCACTAGCACCTCGTTTTATTAGCTCACTTTGTAGTAGATCGTGAGGCATTGGCTCAACTGTCAAATTTTCTTTTACAGTTGGGATTTCAACTTCAAGGGGCGCAGCTTCAATGTATTCAGTTTGTGAATTTTTTGCACCAACTGAGCTGTTTGGTTTTTCCGAACTGTTCAAAAGCTCGTTTAGTCCAGCTTTTGGTGCTTGAGTAGTTTCTTGTTTTGTGATAGGCTCGTCCTCTGCGCTCACGGCTTCGGCTAAGCGATCATTTATCGGCAAGCGTGAAGCAACATATTTAAGAGCTTTGGCTTTATACATTTCCTCCGCCCAGTCTAGCCAAATGTATTCTAATTTGTCTTTTTTGCTTTGGTTTTGGCTTTTTAAGCGTAGCTTTTCAAGTTTTTTCTTACTCACAAACTCACTAAAGACATTATCGCTACTATCTTTGGCATATACGATCACGCCTACTAGGTGACTAAATACCCAGTCGCCGTCATCATCGCTTCGCTCGTTATAATTTGGTGCAAAGTGTATCTTGTCATCAAGTCCGTTAAACTCTAGGCTAAAATCATCACAATCATAGACGGCTACTGCTCTAAATTTCCAGCCGTTTTTCATACCTAAACTAATAAGCCCTTTGTAGCCTATTTGAAGTTGTGCGGTTTCGCCACCATTTTTTAGTTTAAATGGCACTACGTAGGCTTGACCAAAAAGCTTATTTGGGTTTAGCCCTATTTGGACTATCTGCATAGCTGTGTTTACTATGCTTTCAACGCTACAATTTCTTAGACCATAGTCGTTTGCCATATTTGCGATAGCACTAGCAAAGATCGAGGCCTTAGCCTTATCGTTGCTAACTATTGTTTGAATTTGGTTCATTTTTGAGCCCACTAAAGCTCTCGCTTGTTGCTCTCTTGGTTGTATTTGGTTCATTTTTTATCCTTTATGCTGCTATCTTAAAAGCATTTACTATTTTTACACTTAGTGCGACTTGCCCTTTAGCTGTTATCCTAGTTGTAAATTTTTCTTTATTACCCTTTGGTGTCACTATGATTTGTGGGATAACTTCAAAATATCCAGCCTCTACCCATTTTTGATAAGGCAGGTTATCGGTCATTAGGTATTTTTCATCTCTTAGCCATTTAAAGACCCTATTGCGCCCAACTCTTACCTCGCTATCACAAAGAGTTTTTACAAAGTCGCCTATTAGTGCGCTTGTGGCGCTAGCTTCTACGGCTTCAGCAAAAATAAGTTTTGGCATATCGGCAAGGCGTTGTGCCTCTAAGGCTTCGATCTGCTCTTGCTGTTTTAATGCAAACTCTAATGCCTCTCTGTAATTAGTTGGTGCTTTAAACTTATTTCTAAGTGCATCAGCTATTGCATTAAAAGCATTAATATAAGCAACTTTAAATTTGTAGAAGCGTTCGCCATTAAAGCTCATAGCCAAAAGAGTAAAACCGTCTTTTGAGATTAGATAATATGGTCTGCTCTCGCGCTTTTTATCAATATATTCAACGAGCCGAAAATTTGTCCCGTTAAAATTATCTTGTGGCAACTCTCTAATTTTCGCTAGAATATGCTTGTGTTCTTTCTCGAACACTTCTGCAATTTGTAGAGAGGTAGTCCAGATTTGGTCGTCGGCTACCTCTAACTTAATCTCTTGGTTATTGATAATTAAATTATCCATTACCTGATCCTTTATTTTAAATTTCTCATTTACAAAGTATTTGTCATTATTTAAATAAGCCATAACGGCTCCAACCTTTGTGTATATCTCGGTCGTTGCCGCTTCTAAGTCGTTTTGTATATGGCTTAGGTAAATTGTTGTTTGCTCGGTAGTAGGGGCTTTCATTTTTGCCCCCTTGTAAGTTGCAAGACGATATAAGCAAGTAAAAGTACCTGCAAGACTTCTAATACTTCACTCATTTTAAGCTCCTTTAGCTAAAATATGAGTAGCGCAATGTTTAGGTTAAGGGGCGAAAGCCCCTTCGTCAAATCCAAATTTTGAGGATTTTGCAGATTAGATAAATCAGTATCGCGAGTTTGATTAAAAAATCTAACCTTTGCATTGTGCTACTCCTTTCTATCAAAGTCCTTATTTGTCCTTTGATAGAGTAATTATAGCTAAAATAAAACTATAAGTCAAGAGTAAAAGTATAAATTAAGTATGTTTTTTAAAAAACGAAGTATAAAAAAGGACTAAATGGCGTTTAGTTAGTCCGCCAAAAAGTCTTTAAGATTGTTTTTAAAAGCTTCTGATTTTTCAAGCTTTGACTTTAAATTTAGGGTTTCCTTGTATAGCTCAATGGCCTTACGCATAGGCTCGCTAGCTTCGCCACTACCTGCATTTTTTATTGCACTCTCACTATATCCTATCGCTTCGCCTAGCTGTTTATACGTTAGCCCCAGCTCTCGACAAGTGTGTTTAATTAAATTCTCTTGCCCATCATACAAAAACTTTATTTCGCTATCAACATGCCCACACGTCTTACAAACTAGATCGCTGTCATCTAACTCAAAATTTGCAATTTTATCATGCTTGTCTTGATTAATATTAGTAGCACCGCATTTAGGACACTTATATGAGTGTAATGCCATTATTACTCCTTTATGATCTCAAATTTATCTACATAATTAAATGCTCGGTAGAGGCTTATTTTACCTTTTTCATCCTTGTGTATTTCAACATCACATACAAAACGGTAGCTATAAGGGTTTTCTAAAATCTCTGCCTTTAGTGTTTCGTCATCTATTAATATTGGTATAGCCTTATCGCTTAGTTCGTAGCAGTAGGCTTTAAATTTAACCTTTTTATCTGTGTTGGTAGTCTGATAAAGCGTGATAGACATCTTTTCAAAGACTTTTTTAACCGCTTCTCTATTTTCAAAATCTTTTATCTGCCTAGCCGTTGCGATGCCTTGTTTGTAGGCTTCTTTGTTATCTTGATTGATAAAGATACAATGGTTAAAAACTGGGCTTGTAATCTCTACACTTACTCTGTCTTTGTCGGCAAGTTTTACTACATTTTCTAAATTTTGAAGAGAAGTGGGCGTTAAAAGTGGGTCTTGTATAATGTCGTCCACGCTTTTTTT